AATGGACGTTTGACCTGGTGGCGGCGATCTTTGGTGCCGTCGACAGTGAAACCCGGGTTCGGGTCATTCGCGACTTCTTCGTGATGATCCCGAAGAAGAACACCAAGACGACCCTCGCCGCAGCGATCCTGGTGGTCGCGGCCCTGATGAACGATGCGCCCTATCATCGCTTCATCATGATCGCCCCGCGGATGGCGATCGCCGACATCGCCTTTGGGCAAGTCAAAGGCATCATCGACGTCTCGGTCTTGCCAAGCGGAACGGCACTGAACCAGTTGTTCAAGGTGCGCGACCATCAACGGCGTATCGAACTGCTGAACCGCGACTGCCCGTGCGAGATCGCGATCAAGGCGGCAGATACCGATGTCGTCACCGGGTTCAAGAACGGCAGCGCACTGATCGACGAATTACACGAGCTGGCGCACAATCCACGCGCCGAGGCGATCATGCTGGAGATTTCCGGCGCAATGCTGAGCCCGGAAAACACCGGTTTCATGCTGACGATCACGACGCAGTCGAAGTCGCCGCCTGTTGGTGCCTTCAAGGGGAAACTGTCAGTGGCTCGGCGGGTTCGCGATGGCGAACTGGTTCTGCCGATGCTGCCGATCCTTTACGAGCTGCCGCCCGAGGATGCCGTCGAGGATGGATGGCGCGACCGGTCGCGCTGGCCGCTGGTGAACCCGAACCTCGGCGCATCGGTCGATCTGGGGGCGCTGGAACAGGAGTTGGCAAAGGCCGAAGCGACCGGAATTGAATCGGTCGTGATGTTTGCCAGTCAGTTTCTGAATGTCGAAATCGGGCAGAGCTTGCATGGCGATGCCTGGGCTGGGGCGCGGTATTGGCAGGCGGCTGGTGAACCGGGGCTGACGCTGACCGACATCCTGCGCCGATCGGAGGTCGTGGTGGTCGGCATCGACGGCGGCGGACTGGATGATCTGTGTGCGCTGGCGGTGATCGGGCGTGAAAAAGGCTCGCGCCGCTGGCTGCATTGGGTAAAGGCCTGGGCGCAACCTGATGTTCTGGAGCAGCGGAAATCCATCGTGCCGCGGCTGCGCGATTTCGAGGCGCAAGGCGATTTGGTGATCTGCGACACCACCGATCAGGCCGATGTCGAGATCGCCGAGATCTGCGCGCGCATCCGCGATCTTGGGTTGTTCCCCGAACAGCACGGGATCGGCCTCGATGCCTATGGAATTGCGACGATCCTTGATGCGCTGTCGGCGGTCGGCATCGGCGAGCCGATCACGGTGACGGTGCCGCAGGGTTACAAGCTGCAAGCTGCGATCAACAGCGTGCCGCGCCGGGTCAAGGATCGGACCCTGCGCCATTGCGGGCAAGAGCTCATGGCCTGGGCGGTTGGAAACGCCAAGGCCGAATTGAAAGGGTCGAATGTGGTGGTGACGAAACAGGCGGCCGGGGCGGCCAAGATCGACCCCTTCATGGCGACGATGAATGCCGCGATGCTGATGCTGCCAAACCCGGTGGCGGGCGGCGACAATATCGACGACTTCCTGTCCAACCCGGTGGTGTTGCGCCGTGCGTGAGACCGCGGCTGCCGCGCCGTCGCGGTTCAAGGCGATGTGGCGGCTGCTGACCGGTCGCGAAACCGGCATGACGCCGGTCATCCCGACCGAGACTGCGTCGAGCAATGCGGGCCAAACAGTGGGGCCCAACAATGCGCTGGAACTGGCGGCGGTCTGGTCTTGCGTGCGGCTGCTGTCCGAGACCGGGGCGACGCTGCCGCTGATGCTCTATGAGACCGCCCCGTCGGGTGACCGCCGCGTGGCGCGCGAAAATTCGCTGTTCACGCTGCTGCACGATGCGCCGCATTATGATTTCACCGCCGTTGAGTTCTGGGAAGGCGTGATGATGTCGCTGGTTCTGTGGGGCAATGCCTATGCCCTGAAGGACCGGATGGGAAAGCGTCTGGTGTCGCTGACGCCGCTGCGCTGCGACCAGATGGCCGTCAAGCGCAACCGGGACGGATCCCGACGGTATGAGTATTCCGCGCCCACCGGGTTGAGGGTCTACACCGAGGACGAGATTTTCCACGTTCGCGGGTTCGGGGGTGCGGGCGATGTCGGACTGTCGACGCTGAGTTTCGCGCGGCATTCGATGGGGTCCGCCATGGCAGCCGATGGCTTTGCCTCGGCCATGTTCGCCAATGGGGTTCGCCCGTCTGGCGTGCTGATGGTCGACAAGGTTTTGACGCCAGAGCAACGCGAGCAGTTGCAGAAAAACATCGTCGCGCCCTTCGTCGGATCGGACAAGGCTGGCGGGGTGATGGTGTTCGAGGCGGGAATGAAATTCCAGCCAGTGACGATGACCCCTGAGGATGCGCAGTTTCTGCAGACCCGCTCGTTTCAGGTCGAGGAAATCTGCCGCTGGTTCCGGGTGCCGCCGTTCATGATCGGACACACTGAAAAGACCACCAGCTGGGGCACCGGTCTGGAGCAGCAATTGATCGGGTTTCTGACCTTTGCGCTGCGCCCCTATCTGGTGCGGACGCGGCAGGCGATCAGTCGGTCGCTGATCGAGCCCGGTCAGCGCGCCGGTTTGAAGGCCGAGTTCGTGGTGGAAGGCCTGTTGCGCGCCGACAGCCAGTCGCGGGCGAATTTCTATGAGATCATGGTGCGCAACGGGTTGATGACCCGCAACGAAGTGCGGCGCATTGAAAACATGCCGGCGATGCCCGGCGGCGACACGCTGACCGTGCAGGCACAGAATGTGTCGCTGGACGGCCGCCAGCAAGGGGGTGCGGAATGAACACGCTGGATTTTGACCTGGAGTTGAAAGAGGTCGGCGAGGACGGCACGCTGAAGGGTTATGGCGCGGTTTTCAACAACGTCGACCTGGGCGGCGACCGCTTGATGCCCGGCGCCTTTGCCGAAACGCTGGCGCGGCACGCCAAGGCTGGCACCATGCCGGTCATGTTGTGGCAGCACCAAATGGACAAGCCGATCGGAATCTTGACCGACATGAAGGAAGACCGCCGCGGCCTTGCGATCGCTGGCAAGCTGGTGCTGGAAACCATTGCGGGCCGCGAAGCCTGGGCGCTGTCGAAAGCCGGTGCTGTTCGCGGTTTGTCGATGGGGTATCGCACGGTCAAGAGCCAGCAGGTCGGCAACGTGCGCCAACTGATCGAGGTCGATTTGTCCGAGATCAGCATGACGCCGTTCCCGATGAACGAATCGGCGCGCGTCACGTCGGTCAAAGAACACGGCGCGCTGGCTGAATTTGCGCGCCGACTGCGCGACGGCGAGCCGCCGCAGATCAAGGAGTTCGAGGACATCCTGCGTGAGGCAGGGGTCCCTAAAGCGCTGGCCGTGCAGATCGCCTCTGTCGGTTATGCAAAAGCCGTTCGGAGCGAGTCCGAAGGCAAGGCGAGTGATGCCGCCCTGATTGCACTGCGCGACGCGGTGCGGGCGTTCAACCCCCAAACCTGAGGACAATTTCCATGCCTGACGAAAAAACCCTCGAGGGTCTCGCCCTCGAACTGAAAACGGCTGCCGACGCGGTGAAAAAGACCGCCGAGCAGTCCGAGCGCGAGATGAAGCGCCTCGGCGACATGAGCGCCGAGACCAAGAAGCTCGCCGACGATGCGCTGGTCAAGCACAACGAGATCGCTGCGCGCCTGACCGAGATCGAGCAGAAGATGGTTCGCCAAGCGCAAGGCCCGCAGCGGCAGAAAACGCCTGGCCAGACGTTCATCGAAAGCGATGGGCTCAAGTCCTTCATCGCTGCGGGTGGGCGTGGCCGTTTCCGTGCCGAGGTCAAGGCGATCATCTCGTCGCTGACCACGGATGCCGATGGCTCGGCGGGCGACATGATCGTGCCGATGCGGGTTCCGGGTGTCGTCACCTCGCCGACGCGCCGCATGACGATCCGTGATCTGCTGACCCCCGGTCGCACCGGGGTCAACGCGATCACCTACGTCAAGGAAACCGGTTTCACCAACAGCGCGGCCAGCCACAGCGAGACCTCGGGCGCGACCAAGCCGCAATCCGAGATCAAGTTCGACCTGGTCACCTCGGCCGTTTCGACGCTGGCGCATTTCGTGCTGGCGACCAAGTCGATTCTTGACGACGTGCCGATGCTGCAGAGCTACATCGACGGTCGGCTGCGCTATGGCCTGATGCTGGCCGAGGAGGCGCAACTGCTGACCGGAGGCGGCACCGGCACCGACCTGAACGGCATCTACACCCAGGCGACCGCCTATTCGGCGCCGATCACGCCGAGCGCCGCGGGCAACATGACCAAGGTCGATGTTCTGCGCCTGGCGCTGCTGCAGGCCTCGCTGGCGGAATACCCCGCCTCGGGCATGGTGCTGCACCCGTCCGACTGGGCCGACATCGAGCTGACCAAGACCGATGAGGGTGCCTATCTGTTCTCGAACCCGACCGGGGACGCGACCGCGCGCCTGTGGCGCCTGCCGGTGATCGAGACGCAGGCGATGACGGTGGACAAATTCCTTGTCGGTGCGTTCCAGCTTGGGGCGCAAATCTTCGACCGCGAGGATGCGGCGGTCGAGGTTTCGACCGAGGATGGCGAGAACTTCCGCAAGAACCTGGTCACGATCCGCGCCGAACAGCGCCTGGCGATGGCGGTCTATCGCACCGAGGCCTTCGTCAAGGGCGACTTCAGCGACGCTCTGGCGGCCTGATGATGTAGTTGCGCGTCACTGACATGGTCACCGTCACCGCGATCCGTCCGGGCGTTCTGCGCCCCGGCGAAGTGGTGACGGTGCACGACGATCTGGCGCGCAGCCTGCTGGCGTCTCTGCCGTCGTGTTTCGCGGCAACAGACACCCTTGCCGAGGCCGCCCCCGCGGCCCCAGCCCCCAAGCGGCGACGGTCCAAGGCCTGAGCCCCTCACCCCACGAAAGGGACATTTCATGCGTCGTTACAAACTCACCGTCACCACCGCGGCTGACGGATCGGCAACCGCCTACACCCCGCGCCTTTCGGGGCGCTTGCAGGCGATCCACTATGTGAAAACCGACTATGCCGACGGCGTCGATTTCACCATCACCTCTGAGGCCACCGGCGAAACCCTGTGGACGGATACCAATATCAATGCGAGCGAGGTGGTTCATCCCCGCGCGCCGACCGCCAGTCAGGCGGGGGCTGCCGCGCTTTATGCCGCTGGTGGTGCCGGAGTTCTGGCCGAGATCGGGCTTGCAAGTGACCGCGTGAAGATCGTGATCGGTTCTGGCGGCGACACCAAGACCGGCGTGTTCCACGTTGTGGTCGACTGACCATGACGCCCTATCTGGTCACTGCGCCGTCCGGCTCGCTGGTCGAGCGCGACGACATCAAGGCGTATCTCCGGGTTGATCATGACGACGATGATGCCGTGATCGACGCCTTGAGCGCCGCGGCAGTGGCCTATCTTGATGGGTGGCGCGGCGCGTTGTGTCGCGCCATCCTGCCCCAAACCTGGGCAATTGACGTCGACGCGGCAGGCGAGTTCACCCTGCCGTTGCCCGACGTGACCGAAGCGACCGCCGATCACGGCGGGGGCGAAGTGGCGATCGAGGTCACCCCCGGCGCGGCAGGCCCGCGGGTGACCGTGACGGATGCCTGCACCATCCGATTCGACTGCGAGATGAGCGAGTCGCACCAAGCGATTGCTCGGGTTATCGCGTTTTCGCTGATTGCGCACTGGTTCGAGACTCGAGAGGCGGTGCAATCTGGCAACGGTTTGGCCGAGGTGCCGATGCACGCTGCGGCCCTGATCCAGTCGCTGCGCTTCTGGCCAGCCTGATCGTCGCCGAGCCAGACCAGACAAAACAGGAGGGGTCCGTGAGGGGCGCAGGCGCATTGCACAAACGGGTGACGCTGGAGGAGCCGGTGCGCGCCGCAGACACCGCTGGCGGGGCCTCGGTGGTCTGGACCGATCGCGGCACGCTTTGGGCGGAGCTGCGCTTCATGAAGGGGGCCGAGGCCGTCGAGGCTGGCGGGTTGCAGGCGCAATCGACGATCAAGGTGCGGCTGCGGGCCTCGGCGCTGACCCGGTCGGTCACCGCTGACTGGCGTCTGCGGGTCGTTTCGACGGCCGGGATTTACAATCTGCGGCAGGTCGACCAAGTGACGGATCCCGCGAATGTCTGGCTGGTGGCGGAAACCGGGGTCGCGGTCTGATGGCTGACCCGGTCTTTGACATGCAGGTCGCGATTGTCGCCGCGCTGAAAGCGGATGCCGCTGTGGCTGCCATTGTCGGTTCCCGCGTCGAAGATGGGCGACCCTCGGCCTATCCCGCGATCACCATTGGCCCCTCGGATTATGTTCCCCTCGACCTGGGCTGCATTTCGGCGCGCGAGTTCTCGTTGCAAATCGACTGCTGGGTTCGGGATTCGTCGACGCGGTTCAACCCGCTTTATGCCCTGACGGGGGCGGTCAAGGCGGCCCTGCATGACGTCCGATTGCCCTTGGCAACCCATGCGCTGGCAAATTTGCTGGTGGCTCAGGTTCGGCATCTGCGCGACCCGGACGGGTTGACGTTGCACGGCGTGATCAGTCTCGACGCGCTGCTGGAGGAGCGGTGAGCGTCGAGGGGCTCGAGCAATTCCGCCGCCGCTGGGGCGCTGTCCCTGACGCTGTTCGCGCCGCCGTCGCAACCGAGTTGGAGGCGATCGCGACGGCACTGGTGGCCGACATGCGCCGTCTCGCGCCCAAGGACAAAGGCACGCTGGCCGAGTCGATCGGCTGGACATGGGGCGATGCCCCCAAGGGCACGATGGTGGTCGGCACTGTGGGCGGTCGCGAGTATGGCACGCTGCGCATCACGATCTACGCGGGCGGTGGCGATGCCTTTCACGCGACGTTTCAGGAATTCGGGACCGTTGCCATGTCGGCCAACCCGTTTTTCTACCCAGCCTGGCGCGCGCGCCGCCGGGGGGTTAAATCCCGGATCACCCGGGCGATCAACAAGGCTTTGATGTCCGTTTAGGACGGGCAGACCCGCCGATAATCCGTCAGGACCGCCTGAATGCGGGCCCCGTTGCGATCCATCGCGCCGAGGAGGCTGACGGCCAGCGGGTCGTTCTGCCCGCGCGCGCTGACAATCGCGCTCCAGATTTCGAGCATGTCCATCCCGGTGGCCGAGGCTTCCTCGACCTGGCGCAGCGCCAGCAGGCAGGCGGCGGCAAACCGGTCTGGCGACACTGTCTGGGCGCTGGCCTGAGACGCCAAAACGGCAGCAAAAACAACAAATTTCATGGGGGTCCCCGTGGTGAAGGTCCGAATCCTGAAGGACTGCGACCACCGCGTCAAGCCCGCCGTGGTTCAGGCGTTCCGGGCGGGGACAGATGTGAACCTGCCAAGATCGACCGCCGCGTCGCTGATCGCGCGTGGCGTTGCACAACCCAAACCAAAGGAGACTGACCAATGTCCGATCCCACCCTCACGGGCCGCTTCTTGATCACGCTGGGCGACGGCGGATCGCCCTCGGAAACCTTTGCGCATCCGTGTGGCGCCGAGGCGCGCGAGGTCACCTTGACCAACAACACCGGCGAGGCAGTGGTTCTCGATTGCACCGACCCGCTTGACACCATGGCCGCGATCAAGCGCTGGACCGAAAGTCAGGATGCCTCGCTGACGATCTCTGGCCGCGTTGCGACGCAAAGCCTGCCCGCGTGGATCGCCTGGGCGAATTCGGGTGCGACGAAGAACGTCCGCGCCGAGATCGACGAAACCAGCGGGGATGGCGGCGGCTATTGGGCGCTTCCGGCGATTCTGCAGGCGTTCAAGCTGGCGGCGACCGGCAAGGCGACCGCGACCTTTGAGGCCACCATCGTCGGTGCCGGTCGTCGCACCTGGACCGCTGCCAGCTGATGGTCGAGGTCACAAGCGAGTGGGCCGGAAAAGAGCGCCTTTTCCGGCTCGCCTTTGGCGATGTGCTGGATCTGGAACAGGCTTGCGAGTCTGGCATCGGCCCGATTTACGCCCGATTGATCAGCGGGCAATTCAAGCTGGGCGACATCTGGCACACGTTGCGGCTGGGGTTGATCGGTGGCGGCATGGAGGCCCTGCGCGCCAAGGCGCTTTTGGTCGATCAGTTCGACCGAAGGCCCTATGTCGATCACGCCGCTTTGGCGGCAGAGATCATTCTGGCCTTGATGACCGGCGTCGAACCGGTCGCGGAGACCACATCGACCGACGGGTCCGCCCCGCTGAAGTTCAGCGAAGTCTCGCAGATGTGCACGGTGTTCAACCTGTCGCCCCTCGATCTGCGGGCGATGCGCTACGCCGACGTGATCAATCTGATGCGGGGCTATTCCGCGTCCGGTCGCAAGAGCGAACCGCCCAGCGAAGCCGAGTTCGAGGCGATGCTGGCGCGCCACTATGCCCGTGAGGACTCGCGCGAATGAGTAACATCGAAACGGCTCTGGCCCTGAGGCTGGAGGCCAGCCTGGCGAAGTTCGAGCGCCAGATGTCCCGGGCGACGCAGGTCGGCACCGAAAGCGCCGAGCGCATTCAGGGCCGTTTCCGGCGCATGGGCCAGCAGGTCGCCAAAAGCACCGAGGACTCCGGCAATGTCATGGTGCGCGAGCTGGACCGGTTGCGCACCCGTTTCGATCCGCTTTTCGCCGCATCGCAGAAGTATGAGCGCGAGCTGAACGAGATGAACACCGCCCTCAAGGTCGGCGCGATCAGCGCGGCGCAGCACGAAGCCGCGCTGGAACGGCTGAACGCCGAATACGCGCAAAGCGCCGTGGTGGCCAATTCGGCCGGTGGTGCGATGGCCGCGCAGGGCGCCGCGGCGCGCGGATTGTCCTCGGCCCTCGGTCGGGCTGCGCCGGGCATTCAGCAGGCCAGCTATCAGGTGCAGGACTTTGCCGTTCAGGTCGCGATGGGCACCGACGTCTCGCGCGCCTTTGCCCAGCAGGCGCCGCAGCTTTTGGGCTCGATCGTGCCGATGGGGTCAAAGTTCGCCGCCCTGGGCGGGGTGCTGGGTGTGCTGATCGCAATCGGCGTGCCGTTGATCGCGATGATGCGCGACACCGGCGAGGAAACCAAGACGCTGGACGATCGGCTGGATGATTTGAAATCCGCCGTCGACGATTATCGCAGTGCCGCGCGCGACGCCCTGTTGCCGACTGCCGACCTTGCCGAGCGTTACGGCGCCGCCACCGGGGCCGCGCGCGAGTTCCTGAGCGCGCTGGAAAACGTCAACCGGTTCTCGGCGATGGAGGCCCTGCGCACCACCATGTCCGAGATCGCCACCCAGTTCGGCGCGCTTGACGATACGCTGGAATCGCTCGAAGGCGGCGAAGGCGAAACCGTCGTCACGATGCGTGAGATGGCCGATGCCTTGGGCGCCAGCACCGCCGAGGCGCAAACCCTGCTGTATCGGATGTGGGCCATCCGTCGCGCCGCCACACCCGAGGAGGCGGTGACGGCGGCCTCGGATTTGCTGGCGACGCTGGAACAGGCTCTTGGGCCCTATGACCAGATGAACGCCTCGGCGCAGGAATTGTATCGCAACACCCGCGATGCTGGCGAGCGCGCGGCGGCGATGGTTGGCGCCGCGGGCTCAGCGGGCTCGGCGATCGGCGGGGCGGCCAGTCAGGCCGCGCGGCTGGCAGACGAGATGACGCGCGCCGTCGGTGCCGCGCTCGACCTCGCCGCCGCCGGGGTGAGCGATGTTCGCCGCGCGCAGATCGAGTATGACTTCCGCGACGATCCGGTGGGGCGTGCGGCCGCAATGGCCGGCGCTGATTTCGACGCGCGCAGCGCCTCGGCCCGCGGGGTTGACCCGACGCTGACCGCGCTGCTCGAACGCCAGCGCCGCGAAGTGGTCGCCAACGCCACCGAGGTTGCGCGGCTGACCGAGGCCACCAACCGCTGGCGCGAGGCGAACAGCCGTTCGACGCAGGGCGGGTCTGGTGGCGGTCGCGCAGATGATGACGGTCTTTTCGCGCTCAGTGACGCGCAGATCGCCTCGATGGAGGCGCAACTGTCGATGATCGGTCGCACCGCCGCCCAGACCGCTGAACTGACCACGCGGCAAACCCTGCTGAACGAGGCGCGGCGGCGCGGGCTCGACCTGACCCAGCGATCGGCACAAACCGGCGAGACGCTGGCGGAACAGATCGACCGACAGGCTGCCGCCGTGGGTCGGTTGGTCGCGGCGCAAGAGCAAGCCAATTCGCGCGCCGAATTTTTCGCCGACATTCAAGGCGATCTGCGCGACGGGTTGCTGGATGCCATTGTCGCGGGCGAGGATTTCAGTGGCACCTTGGAAAATGTCGCCCGCGCGCTGGCGCGCGCCGCGCTCGAAGCGGCGCTGTTTGGCACTGGTCCGCTGTCCGGCTTGTTCAGTGGTGGCGGTGGTGGTGGCGGTTTTTGGTCGCGATTGTTCAGCGCAGGCGCTGGCAGCGTGGCCGCCAAGGTTTTGCACTCGGGCGGCACGGTTGGCGCGGGAGTGCCATCGCGGCTGGTAGCGCCTGGCCTGTTCGCCTCGGCCCCGCGGATGCACCAGGGCGGCATTGCCGGTCTGGCGCCGGGCGAGGTTCCGGCGATCTTGCAAAAAGGCGAGCGGGTCATACCGCGCGGGCAATCGGGCATGAGTGGCGGCGGCGGTCTGGCGGTCAGCATCGGGTTTGATCCCTCGATTGGCCAGTTTTCCGCGCAAATCCGCGACGAGACCGGCCAGATCGTCGCCCAGGGCATGAGCGAAATGGCGCGCGCCCTGCCCAGCCAGATCAGCGCCTATGCCAATGACCCGAGGAAACGCTGATGGCTGCCGACACCACCGCCTTTGCTGGCCTGCAGTATTCGGTTTTCCGCATCGACTCGGTCGAGCCGGTCGAGTCGAACCAAATGGCGTCGGGCGCGATCACTGCCAGCCTCGGCGACCCGCTTTGGGTTGTCACGATGACCCTTGCCGATGGGCCGTCCGCTTTGTCGCGCGCCAGCGACGCAGTGTTGTCTCGCTTGCGCCGTCCGGGTCAGACGCTGACGGTTTACGACCCGACAGTGAACGGCCCGGCGGCCGACCCAAAGGGCATCCTGCTGGGCGAGTCCGCGCCGGTGATCGGCGATCTCGACGCTGACGGCGTCAGCCTGACGATTGAGGCCCTGCCCGCGGGCTATGTGCTGTCGCCGGGCGATTGGCTGGGGGTCACGGTTGGCAGTGTGCCGCAACTTTACCGCGTTGTGATCGGCGCGCAGGCCGACGCCAGCGGCACCACGCCGTTGATCGAGGTCGAGCCGCCGATCCGCTTTGACGTCACCGAGGGGCTGGCCCTGACGCTGGTGCGCCCGGTGATGCTGGCCCGGGTGGTGACCTACACGTCGCCGCAACGCACGCCCTGGTCGGCGCGTGGTTGGAATTTGGTGCTGGAACAGGTGTTTACCGCATGATCGCACTGACCGAGGGGCAAGTGGCCGAGCTGGAGGCGCGCTCGGGCGTCGTGGCGCGCGTGCTGCTGTGGATCACCGCGCGCGACCGCACGACCGGCGACCCGGCGACGCTGGGCCTGTGGTCAGGCACCGGGTCGCGCGCCTTTACCATCAACGGCGAGGCGCGCACCTATCACGGCCCGGCGCTGGGGGTGCTGCCGCCGATCAGCGGTGGCATCGGCCTGGCCGTGCGCGAATACCGCGTGCCGGTGCCGCATCTGACGCCCGAGGTGCAATCGCTGCTGGCCGATTACGACACGCGGCTGGCGGCGGTCGAAATCCACTCGGTGCTGTTCAATCGCGCCAGCCGGGCGCTGCTGGGCCCGCCGCAGCAGCGCTTTGTCGGCTGGATCGACAAGTTCCCGCTGACCACCGGCGCGGCGGGTGGTCAGGGCGGCGGCGAGCTGGTGCTGGTCAGCGCGGCGCGTGGCCTGACCCGCTCGCCCGCGCTGTTTCGCGCCGACGCCGATCAGCAGGCCCGCGCGACGGGCGACCTGTTTCGGAAATACTCGGCCGGCGTCGTGCTGAAGGAGGTCCGCTGGGGGCAGGCCAACGTCAAGGCCAAGTCCGAGATGACATTCGGCGGCACCGTGCCGGGCGTGGGGATTCTGAAATGACGCAACTGCGCGAGTATCTCAAATCCGCCGCGCCCCGGCGCTTTGCTTACGGCACCCACGATTGCGCGCTGTTCACGGCGGGCTGGGTGCGGCTGGTCAGCGGGCGCGACCTGACGCTGGGCATCCGCTATTCCAGCCTGCGCGCGGGGCTGGCGGCGCTGGCGGCGCAGGGCTTTGCCGATCACGTCGCCGTCGCCGCCGCGACGCTGCCCGAAATCG